TTAATCAAATATGCTCATAGCTTGATGTTTTTTATCAGTATATAAATGAGAGTACGTTTGAATTGTTTCTGTAATGTTAGAGTGCCTCATTAATTCCATTAATAAATACATATCTACACCATTATTAATTAAATAGCTTGCGTACGAGTGTCTTAAATGGTGTATTTTTAGATTCGGGAATACAGATTTAAAATGATACGAATAGGTAACGTATCTAATAGGTTCTAACCCCCCGAATATAAAATAGTTTTCGTCAAAATATTTATATCTTTTAGAAGATTCATTATACATGTTTTTAAGCATCTCTCTAATTAATTTTGGTACAGGTATTATCCCTTTAGAACTTTCTTTTTTTAGATTATATTCAATTTCTCTATTACTTAAATTGATTTTCTTATTTACGTCAATTTCGCCTTTTATTTTATCGTAATCTTTCCACTGCAAAGCTAAAGCTTCTCCTATTCTAAGACCAGAATAAAATAACAGTCTAGTTAGCTGACGAGAAGTATCATTTGTGATTTGTTCTACTTTTTCATCAAATTCTTCACGAGTGATAAATTTAGCTTGTGGTTTTGTTCTGGGAATAGGAGTTACCGATAATGTGGGGTCGTATAAGAGCTTGTAATGCTTTTTGGCGTAATTGATAACTGCTTTAAAACCTGCCCACACAGATCGTGCATAGTCAACAGAAAGACCTGCATCGTTTAACAAATAATTCCTGAAAGCAGTACATTGCGTAGTAGTGATTTTGCCAATAGGGATATTTCCGAACCTTTCTTTTATGTGAGTATTATATTCTGTAGTTCGCTTTTCTATTGAGCGTGCAGAAAGATTTTCATTTTTTAAACGATCAAAAAATATATATTCAAAGGGTTGATTGTCCGAGTATCCATATTTAACATTTTGTATAAATTCGCTTTCAGCTAGTTTGGCATCTTTCTTACGTTCAAACCCACGCTTCATTTTTCGTTTGTTATTACCGTATACATCTTTATATCTAATGGAAAAATACCATTTACCTGTATTATCATCCTTATATACTGGCATTTTGCTTTTCCCTCCTCAAAATTGGCAAAAAATAATAAGGGTAGGCGGGCTACCCGTGATTTTAGTACTAGGTACTAAATGTGATATAATAAAATAAAAAGTAGGTGATGAAATGTGTGTAAAATTTACTGACGCAGAAATAGCTTATATAAAAGAATCAGTTGAAAATTATAGTAGTGAATTTGATATTTATGACGATGAACAAGAACTTAAATTAAAAATTTATGAACAAATTATGTTAAAAATCAAATCTGAATACAAGGATACCTATTTATTCCGTCTTATTAATTGATTTGGTATATTCTCTTAATATTTTTTCGTTTTCATCAACAATGTCTTTTAGTGTGTTTAAAAGAAAGTCACAATCACCTTTGGCTACTGCACCAGCTTGTGAATGGTTGATTATGTTTCTCATACTATACGCAATTTCTACCCGTTTTTTGGTTCTATAATTTACTTTACCTTCTTTAGTTAATTCTCCTAATAATTTTGTGTACATAGTTGAATCGGTGTCTTTATGTTTGATTTTATTAACTTTTTTTAATTTGATTAAAAACGTTTCTATAGCAACAGCAAAGGTTGCTGCAGCTGGCAAATACAATTCCCTTTTATAAGCTTGTAATCCTTGTTCTATTTGATAAGAAAAAGTTATATCATCAACAATCTTTTTCATGCTATTTAAATCTAAGTGGTTGAACGGTTGTATTTCATCATGTGCTTTGTTTATCAATTTCTCTTTCGACTTCGATATCAATGTATTGTAATGATCGTTAGCTAATCGTTTGCCATAATTAAAAAATAAATCTAAATTGTTTTGTATTATTACAGTCCCGATATATTTTCCGTAGTAAATAGACGTGTAATAAATGTAGTTATTAAAATCTAATAATCCGGATTGTTCTTCTACATACTTTTTAGAATCATATATGTATGAAGTAAAGTGTTTAGACAAATGTTTGATATCAGTATTACGAAAATTATATATTTCTTTTAATTTACTGTCATTTGAGATAACAACGATGCAAGGTTCTTCAAAAAAAGATTGATTTAGATAAAATATCGAAATCTTGTAATCGTCTTTTCTCATGAATGGGAAGGCTTCCGGATTACTACTAAACTGATAAATGTATCTGTTTTCAACTACATATTTGTAACCTTCTAAAAAATTACGCAAGTATTCTTTTAAAGTTTTATTCTCTTCCATCCCTCATCCTCCTCACGCCACACAAGCGCTATTAATCAATATCCAATAATTGTTGTTTTTTCTTATCGAACTCTTCCTGAGAAATTACTCCGACATCTAATAATTCTTTATATTTTATTAATTCATCAGCAACAGAAAAACTCATTTTTTCAGAATTGGATGGTTTCATAGAACTTTCTCGAATAGAGATTTGTTCTTGTATTGTTTCCGCCATTCTAGATACAGTGTTTTTTGATATGCTTCCTATAGCGATACTTGATGAACCGTGATGTATAATTATTTCGCCAAAAAGAAGTCCTTTTTTATACGAAACAGAATTGATTTTCTCGAATGGAAATTCATGAAATTTCAAACCATATATCATACCTTTATCTAAGAATAACAATCTTAGATCAGTACATACTATTAAGTAGGTATTATTATTGTACAATCCCGAAGTTACATACATTATGTTTTCATTATCTTTTAAAATCATAGGTAGTTCTTTCACTTCTTTTTTTGTACCAAACAAATCCTCTACACCTATTTCGCTAAATCTTTGGTAGATTTTAGATAAGTTTTCGTCAGATTTATTGATTTCACTTTCAAATTTCACTTCTTTTCTAGGTTTACTTTGGTATTCTTTTAAAATTTCTCTTTTGTCTTCAACAGATAGTTGCTTGTATTGTTTCTTTTCTTCTTTTGTTTTAGTTGCTAAATATTGACTCTCAATCATACTTTCTTTGAACGTTAATCTGCTCTTAGGTAATTCTTTCATGTTCATTTCTCCTTTATTTTTTGATTGTTAAATCGTTAGATCATAAGCATATTTAAATTCATTTATAAAATCAGATTTGCTTTCCATTTTCTCTTCTAAAAAACTTAAGTAGTTTTCTGCGTGGTAATTTTCGTTATTTGACATATAGTCGTTTAACCCATTGTGTATATGTCTTCTGATTACTTTTACCGCTATATGGATCGCTTGAAAACTCATTTGATACTTGTACGAAATTTGCTCAATATTAAAGTTGTTTATATATTTGTATCTTATATGTAAAGGAAACAATAAACATGAAGCAAATGAGTTTGCTTCATATTCTTCAGCAATCCTTCTATAATAATCTTTATATGTGAATGTTTTATTTAAATTAACTCCAGTATGTCCCATTATAAAATGACCATATTCATGAGCTAAAGTAAATCTTAGACGATTCATAGGCAGTAAATCGTTATAAACTATAATCGCTTTGTCTCCTTTTCTAATATGAAACGCTTCTTCTGAACCGAAAATAGAAGGTATTTTAAAATATAAAGTGCCAGTATTCTGAGAAAATTCAGAGAAAGTCACTAATTTAATACGTTTATCTTTTGAGATAATTTCAAATATATCTAAAGGAAAAGATAAGTTATATAGACCATTTGTGATCTCGTAAACTGCTTTCGCAGATTTAAAAAAAGATTTTTCATAATTTAATTTCAATTAAAAAGCCCCTTTGTTACTTAGTTAAATCATCCCAATCATCAAACATTGCTTCTAATATAGTCAAAGCTTTTTGCCTTTGTGCCTCCGTCATATTTTCTGTAGCTCGATGCATAATAAGAATATCTTCACTTTTATCTTCTCCGGAGTACTCATCTTTTTCTCTACCTAATAAGTAATCAACTGATACATCGAAGTGATCGGCAATTTTTTGCACCTTATCAATGCCTGGTTTGGTTTTCTCCCATCTTCTGATTTGTCCGTTTGAAAACCCTAAAGTTCTCTCTAATTCAGCAAAAGTCATACCTTTTGAATTGCACAAATTACGGATTCTTTGTACTAGATTCATAAATTTCTCCTATCACAGATTAACTTTTTCGCTATTTTTGTTGACAATTAGCATAAAAGTTAATATACTGTATTTAAGCTTTAAATTTAGCTTACTAAACACATAACAATTATTCGTTGGGGAACGAGTATTCAATACCTTTATGACAGGCATTACGAATTGTTATAGGTTTATTAAACTATGCTTAAATATTAGCATAAAAGTTATTGGTGTTCAACAGATAATTTATTTGCTTAGAAAAAATGTTATAGGAGGTGCTAATATGTCGACAACAGATTTCGGCTTGAAAGTGAGAACGGAATTATTAAAACGCAACATGACAAACAAGCAACTTGCGGAAATGCTAGAAATTTCAAGTGCTTACTTATCGGATATTTTACGTGGACGTAGAGATGCTTTTGAACAAAAGAAACGTATTGCGAAAATTTTAGAAATTAAAGAAGAGGTGAAGAGTTAATGAATGAAATTAAAACTTTCAGTAACGACATGTTTTCAATCTTAATCAAACAAGATAATGAAAATAATTTATTCGATTTAGAAACTGTCGCAAAAAGTTTGGGGTTCACTCAGTTTAAAAACGGCAAACAATATATTCGTTGGGAAACTATCAATAAATATTTAGGTAAATATCTTTCCCAAGAAGTTGGGAAAGGCGATTTCATACCAGAACCAATGGTATATAAGTTGGCTTTCAAAGCAGGTAATGCTGTAGCAGAAAAATTTCAAGATTGGTTGGCGATGGAAGTCCTACCAGCTATTCGCAAACACGGTATCTACGCAACAGACAATGTAATTGAACAAACATTAAAAGATCCAGACTACATCATTACAGTGTTGACTGAGTATAAGAAAGAAAAAGAGCAAAACTTACTTTTACAACAAGAAATCGGAGAACTAAAACCCAAAGCAGACTATGTAGATGAAATCTTAAAGTCAACTGGCACATTAGCCACAACTCAAATCGCGGCAGACTACGGTATATCAGCACAAAAGTTAAACAAACTACTACACGAAGCTAGACTACAACGAAAAGTAAATAAACAGTGGGTGCTTTACTCAGAACACATGGGCAAGAGTTACACAGATTCAGACACTATAACAATTGTGCGTTCTGATGGCAGAGAAGACACAGTTTTACAAACTAGATGGACGCAAAAAGGCAGATTGAAAATACATGAAATCATGACTGAATTCGGTTATGAAGCTAACGTAACTGCTTAACAGGAGGGCACAGCAAATGCAAGCTCAAAACAAAAAAGTCATCTATTACTACTATGACGAAGAAGGTAATAGACGACTATTATCAATTGGTAATTTAGATACCTATTTATTAGCAGATATCAAATCAAGATTTGGTTTATATAAAAAGGCAATCCCTGATTTAGATAATCTATACATTCAAATAGATGGTATCGAATTTAAATTATATTAAATTTTTGGAAATGCAAAGGAGCATAAACAAATGAACACGTTATACAAAACAACCCTCCTCATCACAATGGCAGTTGTGACTTGGAAGGTTTGGAAGATTGAACGAAATACGAGAAAGCCTGTAATCAATAGAAATGATTTTAGTAAAGAGTCTACAGCAGAAACGATTGAGCGACACAGTGATCCTGATTCAGGAATAAAACTACTTAAGGCATTTTCCGACTTCACTAAAGAGAACCTTACCTAATTCTAAGAAGATGAAGTTTCGTTGGTACTCAAGTGATTCATGTAAAGCAGTAGAGTAAATCTTTTCACTGGAAACACCTTCATCAGCATTCTCTGTAAGTTTTTGAAGGTTCTTTTTGAAGTGTTCACTTTGACCACCGTATAGTTCATCAGCTTCATTAACAATTTTATAGTAAAGCTGTTCATATTCACTATATGACATATTATCCACCTCCTTTCACTAGGAGATAACTAAATTATACACAACACAAAAATAAAAAGGAGGAATAGATATGATAAAAAATAGTTTGCAAGCTAAAGAACTTGCGGTAATTTTATCTGTTTCTAAATCCAAAGCAGGACAAATAATAAGAGAACTGAATAAAGAGCTTGAAGATGAAGGATACATTGCGATACGAGGCAGAATACCAGTCCAATTAGCTAGAAAAAAATTCCCTTATCACGACTTATCAGACGAGAGAATAATGGAGGAGTTGAAAAAAGAAAATGAGTAACATTTATAAAAGCTACCTATTAGCAGTACTGTGCTTCACGGTCTTAGCGATTGTACTCATGCCGTTTCTATACTTCACTACAGCATGGTCAATTGCGGGATTCGCAAGTATCGCAACATTCATATTCTATAAGGAATACTTTTATGAAGAATAAAAAAACTGCTACTTGCGCCAACAAGTAACAGTGACAAACGATTAACAAAATTAATTCGTGTTCAATATAAAACGAAAAACGGAGGAAGTCAAGATGTATTACGAAATAGGCGAAATCATACGCAAAAATATTCATGTTAACGGATTCAATTTTAATCTATTCATTTTAAAAGGTCATATGGGCATATCAATACAAGTTAAAGATATGAACAACGTACCAATTAAACATGCTTATGTCGTAGATGAGAATGACTTAGATATGGCATCAGACTTATTTAACCAAGCAATAGATGAATGGATTGAAGAGAACACAGACGAACAGGACAGACTAATTAACTTAGTCATGAAATGGTAGGAGGTTGCTATGAAGCAGACTGTAACTTATATCATTCGTCATAGGGATATGCCAATTTATATAACTAACAAACCAACTGATAACAATTCAGATATTAGTTACTCCACAAATAGAAATAGAGCTAGGGAGTTTAACGGTATGGAAGAAGCGAGTATCAATATGGATTATCACAAAGCAATCAAGAAAACAGTGACAGAAACAATTGAGTACGAGGAGGTAGAACATGACTGAACAAACTAATCAAGATGTCGATATTTTAACGCAACTAGGTGTAAAAGACATCAGCAAACAAAATGCAAACAAGTTTTATAAATTTGCGATATACGGCAAGTTCGGTACTGGTAAAACTACGTTTTTAACAAAAGATAACAATGCCTTAGTACTAGATATAAATGAGGACGGAACAACGGTAACAGAAGATGGGGCAGTTGTGCAGATTAAGAATTATAAGCATTTTAGTGCAGTGATTAAAATGCTGCCTAAAATTATTGAACAACTAAGAGAAAACGGAAAACAAATTGATGTTGTAGTGATTGAAACAATCCAAAAGTTACGTGATATCACTATGGACGACATCATGGACGGTAAATCAAAGAAACCGACATTTAATGATTGGGGCGAGTGTGCTACACGCATTGTAAGTATTTATCGTTATATTTCTAAATTACAAGAACATTATCAATTTCATCTTGCTATAAGCGGACACGAGGGCATTAACAAAGACAAAGATGATGAGGGAAGTACTATCAATCCAACAATCACGATAGAGGCACAAGACCAAATAAAAAAAGCAGTCATCAGTCAATCTGACGTGTTAGCAAGAATGACAATAGAAGAACATGAGCAAGACGGCGAAAAAACTTATCAATATGTACTTAACGCTGAACCATCAAACTTATTCGAGACAAAGATAAGACACTCAAGCAACATCAAAATTAACAACAAACGTTTCATTAATCCAAGTATTAACGATGTTGTACAAGCAATTAGAAATGGTAATTAAAAACTAATTAAAAGGACGGTATAAAAATTATGAAAATCACTGGTAGAACACAATACATTCAAGAAACTAATCAAGAGGCATTCATGAAAGGTGGGGACTTTTTAGGAGCTGGAGAATTTACAGTAAAAGTTGCAAATGTCGAGTTTAACGACAGAGAAAACAGATACTTCACGATTGTTTTTGAAAACAACGAAGGTAAACAATACAAACACAACCAATTCGTCCCACCATTCCAACAAGATTATCAAGAAAAACAATATATCGAGTTACTTAGTAGATTAGGAATTAAATTGAACTTACCAGATTTAACTTTTGACACAGATCAATTAATTAACAAAATCGGAACTATTGTACTTAAAAATAAATTTAACGAGGAACAAGGCAAGTATTTTGTAAGACTCTCATATGTAAAAGTTTGGAATAAAGACGATGAAGTAGTTAATAAACCAGAACCTAAAACTGATGAGATGAAACAAAAAGAACAGCAAGCAAATGGGAAACAGACGCCAATGAGTCAACAATCAAACCCATTCGCTAATGCTAATGGTCCAATAGAAATTAATGATGATGATTTACCGTTCTAGGACGTGGTTTAAATGCAATACATTACAAGATACCAGAAAGACAATGACGGCACTTATTCCGTCGTTGCTACTGGTGTTGAACTTGAACAAAGTCACATTGACTTGCTAGAAAACGGATATCCACTAAAAGCAGAAGTAGAGGTTCCGGACAATAAAAAGTTATCTATAGAACAACGTAAAAAAATATTCGCAATGTGTAGAGATATAGAACTTCACTGGGGCGAACCAGTGGAATCAACTAGAAAATTATTACAAACAGAATTGGAAATTGAAAAAGGTTATGAGGAAATCAGTCTGCGTGACTGTTCAATGAAAGTCGCAAGGGAGTTAATAGAACTGATTATAGCGTTTATGTTTCATCATCAAATACCTATGAGTGTAGAAACGAGTAAGTTGTTAAGTGAAGATAAAGCGTTATTATATTGGGCTACAATCAACCGCAATTGTGTAATATGCGGAAAGCCTCACGCTGACCTAGCACATTACGAAGCAGTAGGTAGAGGCATGAACAGAAACAAGATGAATCACTATGACAAACATGTATTAGCGTTATGTCGCGAACATCACAACGAGCAACATGCGATTGGCGTTAAGTCGTTTGATGATAAATATCACTTGCATGACTCGTGGATAAAAGTTGATGAGAGGCTCAATAAAATGTTGAAAGGAGGAGAATAATGGTTAAATCGATATTTTTACAAGATGGAGAAGAAATTTTAGTTGATGATGAAGATTACGAGAGAGTTAATCAGCATACTTGGCATAAAGCTTTTAAAGATAATTACAGAATGATTGTGAATAGTGATAAAAAGCATTTACCTGATTTTATTCTAAAAAAAAGTTTCCAAAAAATAAAAAACAATGATTTCACAAGAAAAAATCTAACAACTGAAGGTAATAAAACAAGATGGAGCAAAGCGAAGTGTAACAATTCATCTAAATATAAAGGCGTTTCATGGGATAAAAAAAATAATAATTGGTATGCATGTATAGCTGTTGATAAAAAAACCAAAAACTTAGGTCACTTTGTAAATGAAGATGAAGCAGCAAAAGCTTACAACAATGCAGTTAATGAATATTGGGGTGGTGTTGGTTACCTTAATATAATTGGAGAAGATAATAGGCTGAAAAAAAGAAACTATAAAACAAACATAAAGCAATTGAAGAGGGGAACTGATAAAAACAATTTAAGAGGAATAAACAAAATAAAACATAGATATTATTCAAAAATATTTTATTCTGGCAACTATATAGCGTTAGGCGGATATGACGATTTAAACAAAGCGAGATTAGTTTACAACAAATGTTCGTCATACCTGCATGGATCTGACGCGATCCTTAACGACGTACCTATGACAGATGAACTTAAAGAATTCATATCTAACTGGGAAGTACCGGACAAAATAAAAGCGCTGAAAGGAGAAGACAATGGGAGAAGTATCGTGGATAAAACTTAAAGTTGGCATGTTTGATGACAGCAAAATCAAATATATCGAAGCTTTACCCGAAAGAGATACGATCATAACCATTTGGGTTAAGTTGCTAACTTTATCAGGAAAGTACAACGAACAAGGTTACATTATGTTATCTGAAAACTTGCCGTATAACGAAGAAATGTTAGCAAATGAGTTTAGCCGACCTATTAACTCAATAAGGTTAGCAATACAAACTTTTGAGACGTTGGGCATGATTGAAAAAGTTAATGGTGTCATAAAAGTGACAAACTGGGAAAAACACCAAAACATTGAAGGACTCGAGAAAATCAGGGCTCAGAACAGGTTGAGGAAACAAAAGCAACGAGAAAACAACAGAAAATTGCTAAATGGTCACGTGACGTCACGTGACAGTCACGCAACAGAAGAAGATAAAGAATTAGATAAAGAATTAGAAAGAGATAAAGAAAAAGATATAGATAAGAACTTAAGTTCAAATAATAGCGCAACTGACGTTACGCATGAGCAATTTGAGGAATGGTGGAAACTTTACAACAAGAAAAAAGATAAGAAGATGTCTTTCACTAAATTCAAATCATGCGTAAAGAAACATACTTTTGAGCAAATCATGCAAGGTACTCGAGAGTATTTAAAAACTATTACAGACAAACAATATCAAAAGTACCCTAAAACGTTTTTAACTAACGAAAGCTATATGAATGATTATAGCGAAGAGATTAAAGAAACTGGTATAGATCAATTGGAACGTATGAAGTACGACGAAAGTTATTGGGACTAGGAGGATGTTATGAAACCGTTATTCAACGAAAAAATAAACGAAAGTTTAAAAAAATATCAACCAATCGAAGTAATACTAAGACAGAATTGCGATAAATGCGGGCATCAATATGACTTATATAAGTTTGAAAATGGATATGAATACAAAGACGGTTGCGAATGTGAAATTCAAAGATTGGCTTACGAAGAATACAAAAGGAATAAACAAAAGAAACTTGATTATATTTTCAATCAATCAAATGTTAATCCGTCATTAAGAGATGCAACGGTTAACAACTATAAGCCACAAAATGAAAAACAAGTAAAAGCTAAACAAACAGCAATAGAGTATGTACAGGGTTTCTCTACAAAAGAACCAAAATCATTAATATTGCAAGGTTCATATGGAACTGGTAAAAGCCACCTAGCATACGCTATCGCAAAAGCAGTCAAATCTAAAGGGCATACAGTTGCTTTTATGCACATACCAATGTTGATGGATCGTATCAAAGCGACATACAACAAAAATGCAGTTGAAACTACAGACGAGCTAGTCAGATTGCTAAGTGATATTGATTTACTTGTACTAGATGATATGGGTGTAGAAAACACAGAGCACACTTTAAATAAACTTTTCAGCATTGTTGATAACAGAGTAGGTAAAAACAACATCTTTACAACTAACTTTAGTGATAAAGAACTAAATCAAAATATGAACTGGCAACGTATCAATTCAAGAATGAAACACAATGCGAGAAAAGTAAGAGTAATCGGAGACGATTTCAGGGAGCGAGATGCATGGTAACCAAAGAATTTTTAAAAACTAAACTTGAGTGTTCAGATATTTATGCTCAGAAACTCATAGACGAGGCACAGGGCGATGAAAATAGGTTGTACGACCTATTTATCCAAAAACTTGCAGAACGTCACACACGCCCCGCTGTCGTCGAATATTAAGGAGTGTTAAAAATGCCGAAAGAAAAATATTACTTATACCGAGAAGATGGCACGGAAGATATTAAGGTCATCAAACATGAAGATAACGAGAATGAAGTTTATTCGCTCACAGGAGCCCATTTCAGCGACGAAAAGAAAATTATGACTGATAGTGACCTAAAACGATTCAAAGGCGCTCACGGGCTTCTATATGAGCAAGAACTAGGATTACAAGCAACGATATTTGATATTTAGAGGTGCACGATGAGTAAATACAACGCTAAGAAAGTTGAGTATAAAGGGATTGTATTTGACAGCAAAGTAGAATGTGAATATTACCAATATTTAGAAAGTAATATGAATGGCACTAACTATGATCGTATCGAACTACAACCGAAATTTGAATTATTACCAAAACTAGATAAACAACGAAAGATTGAATATATTGCAGACTTCGCGTTATATCTCGATGACAAACTGATTGAAGTTATCGACATTAAAGGTATGCCAACCGAAGTAGCAAAACTTAAAGCTAAGATGTTCAGACACAAATACAGAAACATAAAACTCAATTGGATATGTAAAGCGCCTAAGTATACAGGTAAAACATGGATTACGTACGAGGAATTAATTAAAGCAAGACGAGAACGCAAAAGAGAAATGAAGTGATCTAATGCAACAACAAGCATATATAAACGCAACGATTGATATAAGAATACCTACCGAAGTTGAATATCAGCATTTTGATGATGTGGATAAAGAAAAAGAAACGCTGGCAGATTACTTATATAACAATCCTGACGAAATACTAGAGTATGACAATTTAAAAATTAGAAATGTAAATGTAGAGGTGGAATAAATGGGCAGTGTTGTAATCATTAATAATAAACCATATAAATTTAACAATTTTGAAAAAGAACTAATGGCAAAGCGCGGGATAAACGCTGGAATTGTTTCTAAACGTGTTAGAGGTTGTTGGGAGTTTTCAGAAGCTTTAGACGCGCCTTATGGCATGCACCTAAAAGAATATAGAGAAATGAAACAAATGGAAAAGATTAAACAAGCGAGACTCGAACGTGAATTGGAAAGAGAGCGAAAGAAAGAGGCTGAGCTACGTAAGAAGAAGCCACATTTGTTTAATGTACCTCGGAAACATTCACGTGATCCGTACTGGTTCGATGTCACTTATAACCAAATGTTCAAGAAATGGAGTGAAGCATAA